ATATTCCTTATTCTTTGACAAGTTCTGATCTTCAAGTTTTTGAACTATTTCGTCATAAATTGAATCAATCATTTATCGTCCCGCCTGAATTTGTCCGAAAGCCGTCCCGCCTTCGTCTGGATCGACATTCCCGCTGTCGTCATTATCATAATCAAATACTGCTGAAAATATCATTGAATCGTATAATGATTTATATTCGTCAGCCCGCATTTTCCACATATCAACCGGATCTTTTGAAAAATTAAAGCATATCAAATATAATGTTTTGACAATAATATATTCTTTAATCTGATCGCTTCCGATTATTCGGTTCGGTTCAATTCCTTTTCTTTTAAGATCAACCTTGAAGACGTTGAAAGCTTCTTCAATCTCTTTCCTGAATGATCTTATTAATACAAATCGTGAAGTATTATCAATAGCACTTGTAAAAACCGGATCAACTGTCAACGTATTTGTTGAATTGACGAAACTGATTACTTTTCTTTTTTCTCCGTCATTCACTCCCCCGATTATTTCAATGGTTCCATTTTTCCAGTAATTATCTTCTTCGTTTAATTCCGAATTCACTATTGTCGAAACTGTTCCGGAATCAGCAACAGAAATAAATCTATAATTCAATTCTTCAACGAACGGCGCACGCTGTAATATATCAGCGTCAATGACTGGATTTTGAAGTATATATTGGACTATATCAAATAATTGCGAATCATGCTTCGTATCAGATCCGACAACAAATTCCCAGTCCGCTTTCATATTATATTCTATTGTATTAGCGATTGACGGCGTAATTGCAAAAGTCATATTTCCTTCAGAATCAACAACAGCGTTTGTCTGGGCGACAACTTCTGATCCGACATTATCATATATAGCGATTTTGGCTGAAGCTGGGATCACTTGAATTCCTTCTTCAAAATACTGAAGAAGCAAGTCCCCGCCGACGTCTTTTAATATTTGCTGTTTCATTAAACATTCTCCCGGATAAATTTAATTCGTCCATTCTTCAAGTGAAGGATCAATTCGAACTCATTGTCAAAGTGTCCTGAATTTACAAAATGACCGGGCGTTGTGTTTTCAACGTCCCAGTGTCCTTTTTTATTAAATTTTTCAATGAATTCTTTGTCCCATTTTTTAGGATTCAACTTCGAAAATAATCGTGCCGTTTTCTTCCCTGTCAATACACGCCATTTTTGAAATATACAGGCAATAGAAACAGAACAGACTTTCAATTCAGATCCGAAGTCAAAAGCTTTTATTTTTTCAGAATATTCATATCCCATTATTCCATTCATTAAAATATTTATTAATTGTCCGTAATCATATTTCCTTCCGGATAAGATATTTGCGATCCATTGCATTTTTTCAATATCTTCCGGCGTCAATGTTTTCTTCGTAAATCTATAAACTTTGTATTCAGTTTTTTTGTCGTCCATATATTTAATCAAATTATGAAACTTTGACTTCGGCGGTTCTGTTGAATACAATCCAGCCGGCAAATATATTGTCGTGTGTGAATCCTTGAAATTAGAATCTTTTCCAAACAGACTTTTTTGATATTTTCTTATCCCATAATAAGCCAGTTTCAAAGGTATTTCATACCATTTTGTCGTTCCGATAGTGCTTATTATATGTCCATATTGAACAGTTTTTAATATTTTTCTTTTCGTTTTGCCTGTCATTGTCCACACTCCGGAAGAATACCTTCGATCAGATCATAATCAGCTTGAATAATATCGCCAAGTCCCAAAGCCAAAGCCATTATGTTTTTTGCTTCAATATAATTCTCACTATCAATATGTAATATAAAAAACGGATATTTAGACAAAGCGTTTTGAAGGCGTAATCCCTGATCTTGACTTGATAAATTATTCCATATTTCATTCGTTATTTCTATTCTTGTTTTATATTCAGGACATTCCCCTGAACTAAATACTATATTATCAACAATCATTTTGTCAGATCCTATTAATTCATTATCGAATTCAATTTTCAATTTTTTTGTTTCCGATTCCCAAATACAAAATAGAATATTTTTATTAATCATATCTGAAACAATTATATTAATATGAATTTTATCTGTATTCGGTTCTATGCTTATATTATCGTATATATATGTCATTATATTTTCCTTGCTGAAATTCGGGCCCGTCTTATCGTCACACTTTTTCCGGAAGACGTGCTTCTGAATTGAATTCGTATCGTCTGGGATCCTGTAAGCGAAGTCAAACGAATAATTCCGCCGACAATATTCCATTGTGTATTTGGAGAAATTTCAAGCTGATAAGCTTTTTGAACACTTCCATTGTCAATGACCTGAATTTCAAGACTTCCTGTGCTGTTTCGATATCCTTCGGAACTCCATTCGATAAGGAAATCACTTCCCGGAACTTTCGGCGTGAAAATAAGTGAAGTTTTATTTTGCCATGTTGTCGCTGTGACAACAGTGACGCCTTCGGCTTCAGCATAATATTCTTCCGGGACATTTAATTCGTCAAGTGTGTCAAGTGCTTTTTGGGCTGTATCGTCCAAAGCCGACAAGTTTTTATCAAAATTAGTGACGTCCGGCGCAATTGATGACGCTGGGTGCTGATTCAATAAGTCCCGCCCGGATAAGGCTGGGTGACTTGTCACAGTGAAACTTCCTGAAGCGAACCCGATTTCTTGAAGTAATAATATTACGTCTGAAAGTGTCGCCCTGACTGAATTTCCCATTGTATTCTTACTTCTAAAAATCAAACGTGCGACTGATTTTAATTCTTGAAATGGCAAGTCGCCCCAGACAATTTCTGATAAATTATTATTATCTTGCGCGTCTGAAAACTTGCTGTCTTGCCGTTGTCCTAAAATTGCGATTACTGGTTCATTTATATTGTCAGTAGCAAAAAGCCATACAGCCATATAATAATTATCAGATATTTCAGGAACAGTCCAGTTCCCGGCTGTATCAAGATTATATCCGATCCGCGTCAAAGCTCCGCCAGCGTTATCATATAAAGGAAAATCTGTTGCTGTCTTCTTCTTCCATAAGGACGCACCGGATAAATAAAAAATCGGTATTTTTGCAATAGGACTTAATATCTGTTCGAATATTTCCGTCGGCGTCGCATTATTTTCAATATTGATCACAATATCTTCGTCCCAGATCACGCCGTCAGCAATCGAAAGCTGTGCGTCGCTATCTAAATTCCCAGATCCGCCGATTGTATAATCGCCCGGCAATAATCCGCTTTGATAAGCCGTCCCACGCGTGACGTGTAAATAAGCGTGCGTGATCCCGTCCATTATTGTCCCATGTAATTCGTAATTTTTAGTAATAAATTGCTGTGAAGCAACGTCCCAATAAACATAAGCGACGGGCGCTGTATCTGTCAAATCCCAAAATAAAGTTGAACTGACAAGAACGCCTAAATAATTAAAATATATAAAATGTGTTCCGTTCGTATTTGGAATAGCAACTTTTTGTTCAGTAGTAAATACAAATCTATTCCCGCGTATAAATATTTTAAAATCAACAGCCGGCGATTTTGGCTTCACTCCGACTTCGCGCGTCAATGGATAAAAAGTTATTTCGGCGTCTTCAGCTTCTTCAAATCCCGTCGGTTCTTTTAAGGCTTGAATACTTCTGACATTATTATTTACATTTGCCAAAGAAACATTTTCGTCCGGCATTATAATAAATCTTTGATTTCCTGAACTTATTGGCGAAGCACTGAACCCGATCCGCTTCGTATTATCAGCATTATTATATATTTCAAAATTGGCGTCACTGAAAAAGCTTGTCGTTTCAGCCATAAATATCCATGAAGTCGTTCCAATATCCCAGCGATATAATCCGCCGGGCTTTCTATTTATTAAATAAACTCCGGATCCATAGCGAACGATCCATATATCAAGAACGTCCGCTGGCGTCGCGGGAAGATCAGCATAATAATTGACAATACCTTTGATCGATATTGACAGCCCAGTTTCAATAATACTTCCGGAAGAATCCGTTGACAAAGTTTTTACTTTTCGATATCTGTCATATTTTTCAGGAAGAAGCGGGACTGTCGAATTTAATGAAACCATAAAGCCGACAGGAAGAACGAATCGACTGGACCTTATTGCATAAACATAATAGTCCGTTGATACGATAAGACTTCCAATATCAAGCCCGTTCAATCCATTTGCTGAGAGATCAATTGAAATGTCTGCTTCTGTTTTTATATCATAGTTCTGTTCAGAATCGCGACAAGCGATCGGCTCCATATCAAAAGTATCACTTCCAGTGACGACAAGCCTTCCGCCTATGATTAAAAAATTGTCTGGATATTCCCGAAAAATAGATCCCATTTAGTTCCCCTTATTCATAAGAAGTTTTTTCAGTTTAAAAACACGTTCAGTGTTCCCTTTTCGAACAGCTTTGACGATTTCGTTCTGAATCGCTTTTACGTTCATTTTCTTTTCTTCAGGTTTTAATTCTCTTTCTTTTTGATCCATTATCCGATCTCCTTGATTCTTCCATGTATAGCTTTTTTCATTAATTTGACAGACATTTTATCGTCAAGAAGTAAATCAACAGTTTTTCCTGATTCAATCAGTTCGTCTTTGTCCATTTTAGAAAGATTCTTTTTTATTTCAATAATTTCTTCTTTTAATTCTTCAGCTTGTTTTTCTTCAGCGTCTTTTTCTTCTTCTTCTTCTTCTTCGTCGCTGTCATTTTCGAATTCAATTTCTTTATTATTATCAGCTTCAGGAATAGAATCTGAAGAAATATTTTTTATTCTTTTCTGTTCTTCTTTGATCATTCCTATCATTATTTTATTTGAAAGCTTATCGTCAAGATTCAAGTTCATGTTCTTTCCTATCGTAATCAATTCAACTTTATTCATTTTTGAAAGACTTTTATTCCCGGCGTCTTGACTTTTCTTCGCTTTCTTTGACTGTTTCTTTTTTAAAATTTCTCTTGCTTTGAACAGACAGCCCATAATATTTTCTCCTTTTATAACTGGGGATCCCGAAGGATCCCCAGAGCTATTTTTACTATTAAGGCGTGCAGATAAGACGATCCCATTTTAAAGCATAATTAGCGGTTTTTTCAAGTTCAACGATAGTGTAATCTGTTTTTGTGTAATCGACACCATAAACAGGCATTACAAAATCAAAGTCCGGGCTGATATAATCTTCTTTCAAAGAAATATCTCTGTCAGTATCAAAGTTGACAGTCTGCTGATAAAATAAACCCATAGACTTTTCACCCAGAAGAAAACTGAAATAATCTGGACTTGAATATGTGCATTTATCAGACTGGACGATAATCATTCCGGCAATTGTCGGAACCATTCCGGTCCGGGCGTCAATTACTTGACTATTATTAGCACCAGCAAGAACAGGAAGAACCTGTGAAGCCGGTTGCCATGTGATCTTTCCGCCAGCTTCAAGCGTCGCATAAATTGCGCTATGACATACGAAATATTTTAAATCGCTTGCCATGTCGACCAGTTTTTGTTTTGTTGCTTGAATGATCGCTTCAGATACACTTACGCCGGTCTGATTATTAATATTAGCAGACGGAATTGCGCCTGTCAGAACCGCGATTTGTGTTTCCATATTAGCTTTCAGCATTAAATTAGAAAACTGTTCGGCAAAATAATCCATAGGATTTTTAAGCCCAGCCAGCTTGACAATTTTGTCAACGCCGTATAATCCGCCTTTGCGAATTACGACACTTCTGAAGACGTCTTGCGTCATACTTTGAATTGTCAGCGGAGTGCCGGCAATAAAAGTTTCAAGATCGCCCAAAACGTCAGCATAAGGAATTTCCCACAAAGTTCCCTTCGTCGGTATTGGAAAACTTACTTCATTACTTACTCCGGGAAGCATGAATAATTTGTCTTCATATTGATTAATAATCATGTCAGACAGAACTTCCGGATCAATTACATCTGTTATTCGTGTAGTAGCCATAAAAGTTACTCCTTTTTAAATTAGCCCTTATTCATTAATTTTGAATATAAAGCCGGATTTTCTTTTTTGACTTTCATTGCAAGCGCGCCGTCGTGGACAAGCATTTCTTTTGTCAGATTTTCCGGAACTGCTCCCGGTCTTCCTGTATCAACAATAGGCGAATTTGATTCGAATAAATAAGGCTTTCCGGATTTCAATTTCTCAATTGCTTCCTTCGCGCCTTCGACTATCTTTGATTCAGCATTGAAGACGACGCTTTCCATATCGGCAAGCTTAATGTCTTCGACATTTGTGATCCCCATTTGAAGCGCAATCGTTTTCAGTTCTGAACTTATTGATTGATTTTCAATCGCTTTTTTCAGTTCTGCGACTTCGCCTTCTTTGACTTTCGCCAATTCTTCAAATTGCTGATTCTTTTTCAAATCTTCTTCCTTTTTTTCCTTTTCGACGTCACTAAAATTTTCAACTTGCTTTGAAAGTTTTTCGTTTTCTGTTCGTAATTCATTTCGTTGACCTTTGTATTTGTGCATATCATTCTTATATGATTCAAATACATCAACTGGGACAATTACATTCCCGTCTTTTTCTTCAAAAGAAGTTTTCTTTGCTTCTTCTTCCGCCTTTGCTGTTTCTTCAGCTTTGATTTCTTCTTCTGTTTTGGCTTCTGCCATGATGTTTTCTCCCTTTGTCCTTCAGGACATTAAATTTTATTTTGTCGGTTCGTAAGAACCTTAAATTTTTACTTCATTCCCTTCCATTAATGATTCCATGAATTTCGAACTTTCTGAAGCAGAAGTTGAAACATATTGCTTCGAAGTGAATTCATAAGTTCCGTCCGAATTTTCTTTGTCGATATTCAATGTAACAATAAATCCGTTTTCAACCTTCTTCACAGATACGTTCCTTTTTTCATTCTTACTTAATTCCGCCATTATACATTCTCCCTGAATTCAAACTTTTTTAATCGTGAAGTCTGATTCAAATTAAAAATATTATTATTCCATTCTATCAAATCAAAATCTTTCAAGAAAGATTCGAAATATCTTTCTGTATATACTTTCTTTCTGAAATCCGAAATATAATGATCAGCGTAATAATGCAAATAGTCGCCGTCATTATTATAGTCGAATCCTATCAGATATATATTGTCAAAATCCATTTTGACTGCAATCTGTAAAGCACTGAATCCAACGTGTCCGCCGGGAAGGACATTCCCCCAGTCATAAAAATAATCAACGCGATCCCCAGCACTTTTAATATTATTCTTGAATCCGATAAGGTCTATCTTTTCATTAAGACAGCCCAAAGAAATAAAATTCGAATAAGTTGAATCTGAAAATATATTATAATCAATCCGCGTCTTGACGAATAAGAAATTCAATCCGATCCGGACGATATCTTCAGGGACGGAATCAAAATCAAAATCACTGACAGAATTTCCGGATCCAATTATCAAGCAGTCTTTTCCTTTGCCTATTCCATTTAATACTTCAACGCTTTCCATTATTTTTTAAATCCCGGAAGGAACTTTCGAATTTTACTTCGAATTGGATCCTTCGTATTATAGATTGTCCCCAGTTTCCTGTTGACATAATTTGTAATATTCTTCACGTCCTTTTCTTTCGCGATCTTTTTGATTTCAGCCTTGACGCGTTTTAAAGGTTCTTGAAGCTCCGCCGTTGATCCGACAACAGAAGCCGGGATCAATGTGCATTGGCAGCTTCCTTTACATACACTAAAACCAGATCGCGGAAGTCCAAGAATAGTCCACTGTTTGTGACTGTTCGTTTTGCCATGTCGCGGAAGACAATCCGGACAAGTATTGATAAGAACTGCAACCCATGTTTCATTTTCTTCATAACCTTCCAGCGTAAATTCTTTTGCGACTTCATTCGTTTCGACATTCCCGACGAAAGAATCAGACGCCCCGAAAAGACTTCGTTTAAATCCGCCGAATAGTGTCCCGTCATTATTGAAATCGTCAAGAAGGATATTGATTATCTGTTCTTCAGACAAATCCCGCGCCTTCATAGTTTCAACAAAATCAACGACACGAATCTTAAATATCTGGCTGGCTGTTTTTAAATTCTGTTCCATGATCACAGCTTCTTTTCCGACAATCTTTTTGTCCACTGCAATAATAAGTTCAGATTCTTTTTCAATAAAATCCAAATCAGCCATTAATTATATGTCCTTTTCCATTTTAATTAAATTCCTATCAGTCTGTTCGATTAATCTTGTCGTCAATGTGATATTATCAATCGTCGTCGGATCTTCTTCGTCAGCCCAGAACTGAATATCAGTAATAACGATATTATGTTCTTTTTGAAACTTATGAAGCATATTGAAAATCCTTTTTTCAAGCGCTTCTTTCTGTTTGATAATATCTTTTATATCAGCCACGCCGAAGCCCCCGTCTTATGATCTGAATGAATTTATCATATATAATTTGACGAACCCTTTGTCCGATTCCGAAAAATATATATCCCCTTGCTTCCAAAGCGATCGCAATTTTTCTGCGGACGGGCTTTAATAAAATCTTTGCTTTTGACTTCGTGACTTGAATGATATATGTTCCCCGACTGATTAATAATCGGTCCCAGATTAAAGACAAGCTATGTCCCAGTAAGCGCTGTTTGATCTTCTTGACTTCAGGCGAATTTGATTTCAACTTCGCGCCGTCTGGCTGGATTTGATGTTTAATATTACTTATAATATTGTCACGTAATATTCTTCCAGCCGGATCCAAGAAAACCCGGAAAGCACCGCTTTGAAGAATTTTCACACGCTTCAAAAGATCAGCCCGTTTTTTTATCTTTAATTGAAACATTTTTCACATACCTTTTCGATTCTTCAACAGACGGCTTCGAATACTTTGAAACTGTATTCGTAAGCACTGCGTTTGTCAACTTATTCAATTCTTGATCTGGATTTCTTAAAAGCTTTTTAATATTTAATTTGTCAAAGATCTTTTCGATATCGTTTTTCGAATCGTTTCTTATTATATCCATTCTGTCGAAATGGCTATTAATAATACTGTCAAATTTTTCTTCCTGTTCTGCCATTATAAAATTGATCCCGGTTCTTCTGATCCTTCGTTCAAGGCGGTGTCGATTATTCCTTCAATGTCAATGCCATAATCAGTTATGACTTTTTTATTATTGTCAGAATTTCGTTTGATCACTTCGTCAGCCTGATCATTGTCTTTAATATCCGGATTAATAAACTTTACATAATCGTATATAGATTTCGCGCCTATCTTGATATTAAACAGCCAGTCATTCCGAACTTCTTCAGGACTTTCTGGATAGCTTACGCCAGCAAAATCAATAATAAACGTTCCATTGTCCGGAATTTTATCTTTCTTATACATTGTATTATTGACTATTATCGTTTTTTTAGCAAGTTCGGATTCATAATATCTATAAAATTTCTTTTGCTCATTAATGACTTTTTCAAGCCCTTGATTTTTAATTTTCAAAGCGAATCCGCTTTCGGCTGAAATAGTCAATTTAAAATTATCAAGTGAAAGCCCGTAATTATTCGCGATCATTCCGATCCGTTGCTGAATGACAGACCAGAGTTTTTCAAATTCAACTTGATAATCAATCGTCCCGATTTTCCCATTTGCTTCAGTCGCAATCAAAGGGAATAAGGGATCAAGGATCATTTCTGTCGGAATGTCTTCAGTTTTGATCCCGGCAAGATATAACTGTTTGAAAGAATTTACTTTTATTAAATAATTCAAATATGTGATAAGGACGCCGACTTGAATCGTGCCATTGACAAGATCCGTTCCGCCTGTTCTGTTCCATATTGACGATCTGGGGAATGACTTATGAAATATGACAAAAGGAAGGACTGTCCGTTCTTTATTATCTGGATCAATATAAGGATTTCCGAAATTTTCAACTTCGTTATTATCCGCGTCAAATTTAATGTGATTTCCATATACGTCCCAGTATATTTTATATATTTCAGTATTGTCATTTGTATCAACAAAAGACTGGACGAATAATATCGCTTCAGCTTTTGTCGGATCTTCGGAATCCTGAAAAACTTCGACCAGATCAGGCGTAACGATATCATATTCAATTTTATTATTTCTGGGAACTATATAAATCAAATCTTCATTACATACATTCGTCAAACGATTATTTTCTTGCATTATAATATTCGCGGGAATAGATTCCATTAATTCAGCATATCTTTCATTTGGTTCTTCACCGACTATATAAGAACGCTGGGCTGGATCTTGATACACAAGCGATATATCATTAATGATTCTTTTTAATACGTTTGAAGAAACGTCAATCATTTGACTTATTTTATCGCGTGTCTTTTTATTGAATTGCGCGTCAACGGCTTCTTTGATAATCTGTTCATAATTATCGTCATATATATTAAGGCGCTTTTCTGTTTCGGCTTGACGCTGGGAATCCATTGTCAATTTTAAATTACTTAAAAGTGTTTGAATCAACTCTTGCGATCTTTCAGGCATAAATCCCGTTGTCCGCTTCTGCGGTTTTTGAATTTATACGCTTATTCGTGGGGAACCATTCCCGAAGCATATAATAGATAATACAGCACTATAAAAATAATGTCAATAAAAAATATATTTGAACTTAATAAAATTCAAGTGCCGTCTTAATTATTTGCGATCTATTATCAATATTCCGTTCAAATGATCGACTTCGTGCTGAAGTGCGCGTGCATTTATTCCGTAAAACTTCGAAACGACATTATTCCCATTTTCGTCCATGAAGCGAACTTTGACTTTCTTCGCGCGTTTTATTGATATATTCCGAACGATTGTTTTCGGAAGTGACATACAGCCTTCAAGTCCATAAACTTCTTTTTCTCCGGAAGAAATTATTTTCGGATTGATTAATACTTCCCCGCCATGTCGTTTGCTGAAGACAATTATTCTTTTTGTAATTCCGATCTGTATTGCAGACAAAGCGAAAGTTTCATTATTTCGATCAAGCCGGATTAATAGCATTTTAAGATCCTTAATAATATTCTTTGACTGATCAAGCGTTACGGGATCAGAAATCCTTCGAAGCTTTTTAATATTCGTCACGATTTTCATTTTACCTTCCTTCTATAATTCTTTTTAATAAATTCTTTTTATGCAAAATTGCTTTCGCTTGAATCGTTCTTTTCTTCGTGTGCCTTAGCGCCAGCAATCGATTGACTGTTTTATTGTCGCCTTCTTCAATCGCACGCCAGAATTGTTTCCGTTCATACCGGGCGAATTCATAATTTCCAAAAGCGTCACGCCAAGCGTCCAGCCCCTTCAATGTTATCCGGAAGATTCTATTCCAGTATTTTCTTCTTATCCATTTAATTATCTTCTTCATTTCTTATCCTTGATATCGACTTCAACGATTTCTTTCTTGTCGCATTCAGTCGCGTCAATCACGCCAGCTTCCGTTTTGAATATCCTGATCCCGGAATAGCCATGTTTTTTAAACTGTTCTTTTGAAATTTTAATGTCTTCTTTTGTTGTAAATACTTTCATTTTGATTTCTCCTTTTTAATATATTTTATTATATCCTTCGTCATTTTCAGGCTTCCGAATCTCTTTCAACGCTGGGCTGATATCAGCGTATATTTTAATTTCAGCTTTTGTCCATTATCTTTTCTCCTTCGCTTTCATAAAACGCTTCTGGACATTGTTTCGGATCTGGCTGATCCCTGAAGTATTTCCCGCACCGGAATCAATTTTAATATCTTTCGGCATGACAAGCCTATTCGTCTTTTGAAGAACGTCGAAAGCTCCTGACAATACGTCAACTATATCGTCATGTCCCTTCCCTGATCCGTCAAAGTTTTCCAGTTCTGTCAATAGAACTTCATTCCATTTTCCGCGAACGATTTTAATACTTCGTCCTTCTGCTTGCGCTGAAACTGGAAGCGCCCTTGTCACTTTGTCTGTTCTGGGGGAATAGCTTCTTGCGACATATCCGGAAAGAAGTCTGATCATGTCTTCAGCTTCAGTCTTTCCAGACGCGCCCGGTTCCTGTTCCAGTCCTATTTCGCACCCGGGCCCGTCGCCCCCAGCAATATTAATAATATTCTTTCGCATTTTATAAGACGATTCCCTGAAGCGTGAAAGATGTTCAATATAAAAATAGCCCTTCGAATCCTTTGACAGTTTTAATCCGCAAGTATAATCCGGATCTGGATTCTTCTTCGAAGGAATAGTCGAAGCACGATCCCAGTATCGACACACTTCTATAATATCAGACGGAACATTATTAACGATTTCGAACCATTCACGTTTGAATAATAATCCAGCCGATAGTCTGATCTTCCAGTTTCCTTTTTCAA